CATACAAGCCAATGGCGCTCATTGCACCTTTAACGACTTCAAAGCGGTTCTTGCGTTGAGCCATTTTGTCAAACAAGCTGGCTTGCTCCATAACCTTTTCAACACCAAAGCTCTTGCCCACGCCGGGAGGGCCGCTAACAATCATCGCACGAACTGCACCGTTAGTAGTGCCTTCGGCCATTTGATCCAAGATATCAAAACGCTCACGAATGCGTTCAATAGCTTCTTCTTCGCTTTCAGTATACACTTCGGGCTCAGCGGGCTTAACAATGCTGAACACATTGCCGTCATCTTTGGCGGCTTGTCGGCGCTGGCTGTCCGACATATCTGCAATACTTGCACCTGTCACTGTAACATCCTCCATGCTTTTAATTTTAATTTTAATTGCTTTACCGGGATAACCCAAAGTGCCATCATCTTCTACGGTAATGTAGTTACCCTTGGCGCCTTGCTTAACGTCTGCTACGAGACGGAAGGTGCTGTTAATAACTGGGTTGTTGCGATACTCACCGCGCAAAATAGTAACTTGGGCCATTTGCAAAACTCCTGTTTTGTTTAACAATACAAGTATTATACAGCCTTGCCCAATTTATGTCAATTATGACAAATTTTGGACTTTTTGTGTGTTTTGGCTGTGTCCTACTTGCTTACAATACATGTATTATACAGCCAAATTGAATTTATGTCAATTTAGGGGAATTTAGCGGATTTAGGGGCATCAAGCCCCTAAGTCCTTCAAGTCACTGCCGATTATTTTGCGGCGGCAACAACGTCTTCAGCAGACGCTTCTGCAGCCTCGGGCAGGGCGAACAGGCTGTTCGCACGGACGTAGGCAATAGCCTCATCCTTAGTCATTGCTTTGGGGAGCTCGAAAAGCTCAACGTCAGTGTGTCCGTTCTTGACAAGAACTTTAACACGAGTCATGTCGTTTGCAAAACGAATTTTGGTTTTGCCGTTGAGGTTAGATTTACCAACAACCTTGAAAGTCTTAGAAGTAGCCATTTTAAAGTTTCCTTTTCTCTGTGTGTGAAATGTATGACAGGCAACATTGCTCATCATACCGTTATTGTAGCAAATTCAGTCATCAATGTCAATACCGTTTTTGCCCAATTTGCCCAATTTTTTACGATTGTACAATTTGGCATTCTGGACCACTTGATGACGGAATTCGCCACTATGGAACAAGAAGTCAGCACGGCGCTTCTGCTTTGGGACTTTAGCGGTGATAACTACTCGTTTCATTCTTCTTCCTTAAAAATCAAATTATACTACAATTTGATATTTATTGTCAACCGTTTTCTGAAACGGTATAGTTATAGCGAGTATAACCAACGTCCGTAGACGAACCGTAGCCAGCAAACGATTTGGAATTTAAAGTCAAGTTAGCAGTACCGGCACGAGCCATAGCACGAGCCAAACGCAACCAACGGGCACCTTCTGTGGTGCGAGTATTCCCATTAGCACTAGTGCGAACAAGAACATCAAAATTAAAAGTACGCATTACCATTCTCCTTTTACAATCATAGCAACTAGCATGACTGTAAACATTATCAGCAAAGGGCTCATGGCCCAAGCCAGTGTTAAAATTTCATCTGTGCTCATATCAACCCCAATCCTTACGATCAGTGGTTTGGTTGTAGCCTGCGGTATAGGCTGTAATTTCAGCGGCTGTCATGTCCTTGAGCTCAACACGTTCGGAGCCGTAGGTGTCACCACGGTAATAGTGCGGAGCATAAGGGCGGCTGTAATAAGCATCGGCCGAACCGCGATCGTAAGCACCACCATGGCGTTGGTCGTAGCCTACATCTTGCTCAGTGTAATTAATCAACATTTGAATTCCTCAGACGTTAGACATTTTCATGATGATTGCAAGTTCATCATTTTCCACGTAGAAGTCTGTAGTAGGATCGTAGTACATGCCTTCTTTAGGATCATAGTACAGTACACGACCGTCGTAGTTGAAAGGACCTTCGAGTCCTTTGCGGGGTCCATACTTTTCACGCATGTTATCCACAGGGGTCATTACACGATAGCCCATCTCAACTCCTTTTTGCTTACAATACTGTAATTATATAGCTAAAACCAATTTCTGTCAATTATTGGTTATTTTTAGCCTATAACTGTGATTCTAGGAGCGTCTGCACGATCCATGAACATGTTGCCTTGAAGCGGGGCGGTAAAATAGTCCGTTTTGAACTTGCGGTCTTCTTTGCCTTCCCAAACACGCTTGATAAACTTGGCACGGAAATCGCCAAACTGATTGCTGACGCTGACAACCTTGCCAACCATGTAGCAAGTGTCAACGCCGTTGAAATCATTGCTTTTAACGATGTCGCCAACTTTAAGCATATCCGCTCCTGTTTTGTTACGCTATGTATGTATTATAATGCCAAACCGAATTTTGGGCTATTTTTGGTGAATTTCGGTGTTGTTTTTATACAACAAAAGTATTACATTATTTTTTCAGGATATTTGCTGTTGGCCAGCACGTATTGCATGGCCGATAGCCTGCTAGTCCATTTGTCGTCGGCGTCAATCACTGCCCATGGACAATACCTTGTAAATGTTTTCAACATCATAGTGTCAATAGCACGACTGTAGTCATCCCAAAGTGCTTGTGCCTTTACATCCACTGAACTTAGTTTGCCAGTCTTTAAGGGCTGTGTATTACGTTCTTGTAATCGCCTTGCTTGTTCGTCTTTGCTAACTTCCAGGAATATCTTGATGATTTGAATTCCTGACTTAGTCCAAATTTCTTCTAGCTTTACACAATCTTCAAGAAACTGATCTGTTTGGGCTTGTGTACAAAAACCCATAACTGGTTCCACGCATGCCCTATTGTACCAACTGCGATCCCAAAATGTAATCTCCCCTGCTCGTGGAAAATTATTAATGTATCGTTGCCAATACCATTCGTGGCTTTCTTTATGGGAGGGTTTATCCAAAGCAACTATTCTAGCATACCTTGGATTTAGGTGTTCTGTGAACTTTTTTACGGTACTGGTTTTACCAGCGGCATCTCTGCCTTCTAATATAACTATATGCTGAGTTTGCTGATCTTTGACATAGCGTTGCCATTTTGCTAACTCAATTTGTAATAGATATTTTTGTTGTCTATATTCTTCTATGGGGATCATGCAACGAGCCAGTCGACTTCTTCTTTGGTCTCTATGCTTTCATTGCCGTCATATTCATTGATACGAAATAGTGTTCCTTCTTTGATCCATTCGATTGCGAGATCATCAACACCACCACAGTAAACATCAGGATACAGTTCTTCTACGTAACTGGTAATAAGTTCTTTTTCACCCGTTTCTACATAGTGAACAACCCGTGGATCATATACTAATTCCTCGATGTGATGCCATGTAAACCAGCCGGCGCCAAAGCCCGGGCTGTACAGTACTGCCACTTTACCGTCACGAATTACTTTATCCAAGAGTTGTATCCTCCATACCTGCTACGCGAAGTTTTACAATATTGTTAATTTGAAACTGCTTACTGTCTACCGCTTTCATCAAGCCAAGATACTTGTTACGAACCATAGCAAATTCATTGATAAGCAACTGCCATTCAACTACATCTTTGTCACCATCAACATACTTTTCGGCATCGCGACTAGTCAACGCTCGATTGTATGCTTCTGTAAATTTCTTAAATGTTTCGCTACGCTTTTTTCTTAACTGTATGTTAAGCCATTCTAGCATGGCTTCAATTTCTTGTAATTGGTTAAACCTGTGTTCAACTATGCCCGGCATGAGTCTACTGTTCATTTCAAGGTTACCCTTAAGGCTTACTTCCTTACGGGCGTCTTGTAACTGTTCCTCATACCAAGCAATAGCATCAGGTAATTTAGATAAGTCACCAGTGACTATTCTATACCAATCACTCATTCGTCGTCGTAGTCGCTGTCGTAGTTATCTTCTTCGTAGCCATCGTCTTCATCGAAGTCTTCGGTGGCATACAAATCTTTAATAACTGTATCAAGTACTGCATCATTACCCAATAGTTCTTCGCTGACACTATCCATGTCGTAATGATTTTCCAGTGTACGCAACAATGCGCTAGCGGCATCGTAGCGTTCTTTTTTATCGATGTAGGTCTTGATAGTTGCCCAAACGTCAACAATAAAGTTTACTTCTTCATCATGTAACATTGATTAATCTCCTTCAGTTCCAGTCGCTGTATTTACATCGGCTGTCAAATCTCTGAGCATAATGTCTGCCATAACTTTGTCAAGAAGTTCGTTAGTCCAACCTTTACGCATGGCCTTGAATACTTCGCCGTCTTTAGTTGTATAAAGATAGCTGTTGCCTTCGCGCTTGAGTTGTCCTTTTTCTTCCAACATATCAAACAGGCCGCTATAAGGGCTCATACCTGTTGCATAAGGAATCTTAACTTGTACGCTTTCAAATGGCTTGGCATAACGAGTTTTCATAATCTTACAAGCGGCACGGATACCGTTGACTTCTGAAACTTTGTTACCGTCTTCATCTTCTTTAAGTTTAAGTTTACGCATGGCTACAACAATACTTGAAGCATAGATAAAGCCTTGTCCCCCAGAAATCTTATCATCAGGATCAAACATGTCCTGGCTAGCATACGTATGGTTAGTTGCTACCAAGCCAATGTTAAGGCTACCAAACATATTTACGCAGTTACGTACAAGGGCTGTTAGTGCTTTGGGCTTACGACCCATGTCACCTTTTAAGTCGCCTGCTTCAAACTGATTAACGTCTGTAGGAGTCAGCAACATACCTAAACTGTCTACGACGAACAAGACCTTAGGACGATCTTCTTCGGGTAAGGATTTATAGTCTGCGACAAACTTTGTAACAGTCTTGGCTACGTCATCGATCATAGCCATGTTAAGCTTGAGCAACTTCTTTTCGTCAGTATCTACGCCCAGTGCGTGAAGCCATGCTTCGTCAAGTGCGTTTTCGCTGTCGATAAGCACAACATAAATGCCTTGTTCTTGTGCGTGGCGTACAAGGTTACCGGAACAGATATATGACTTACCTGCGCCAGACTCACCAGCAAAGACTGTAACCTTACCCATGGGCACGCCTTTGAAAAAGTCGCCACTGATCAAATAGTTTAGTGTATAGTTACCTGTGCTGATCCAGTCTGTGGGATCATTAAAACCGATACTAAGGCCGTCAATGCTCTTAGTGATTTCTTTTCTAAATTTACTTACGTCAAATGGTTTTGTCATATCAGTTATCCAAATCCATTTCTAGTGCTTCTTTTACCAAGGCTAGCACTTCATCTACTGTACCTGCTACGATTTTAGCATTGACATAATCGCCTTTTTTATTGCGACCACCTGCTTCAACCATAAAGCCGTTGTCATAACGGTTAACGGTAAAACTCTCATTTACCTTTGTCAGTTTATCACTGAGTTTGTTTACTGCTTTCGCTGTTGCCATTTTGTTCTTCCTTTTGTTCTATTTTATAGACTTCAAGCATCCTTGTCAACGGTTCCATTCGCTTTTGAAAGAGTGTTGGTGCCTGTTGTTCTGCGATTTCCATATCCCAATCACTGGGGTAATGTCGCAGGCAATGGATTGCATGAAGTCGTAATTCTTTTGGAACACGTTTCCATCTGCCGGCAGGATTAGCTATTTCTATCAATAACTCTCTGGCGGCTGATACAGCACGATATCGTTCGTCTGGTAGTGTCATATCAAACCTGCTATTTGAAATTCTTCGTTTTTTAAGCATAAGTCAAACAAGGGCCTAAGCCCTTGTTATTATTGCTTTTGACGATTACGGATCATAGAAAGAATGTCTTCGACATTCTTTTTAGGAGCAGGTGTGCTGCCTGTATCGAATGGAGGCTCATCGTCTTCATCCTGTGCTACCGGAGCAGGTGCAGGGCGTGCCACTGCGGCGGGCTTGGCTGCTGGGGCAGGTGTGTCGTCATCGTTGTTAGATGCGGCAGTGCCACCAATGCTTACACCAGCTGGTTTGAAGTATTGACCCCAACGTTGTGGATCATACAACTCGCCATCGACACTGGCTTTGAACATATCATAAATGACGTCAACTTCTTCTTTAGTTGGCTTCTTAGGCATGAAGTCGTTCAAATTGAACAACCCATGTTGTACCAAGGCCGCACGTTCAACTTCGTTCAAGCCACGCTCACGACGAGCAAAGCTAGAAGTTGTATAGTCAGCATATTGACCTTTGGTTGTTTTTGTCAGACGGAAGTCTGTACCGTTTTCCAAGTCTGTGAATAGACTTTCCATTTCAGGATCCATCAGCGCAGCCTTAATGATGTTAAAGATGCTTGGATTTACAATGAAACGACGGATGGAATTTTCCGGTGTATTTTCTTCTTGTAGTTTTGTATCAACTACAAAGCCTTGGAAAATATAAGATTTCTTTTTCCAGTACTTACGACCCAAATCTTCAAGACTCTTATCCTTGAACCAAGGACGAATCTCTGCGTGGATTGGGCAAGTTTCTTTCCACATTTCCATACAAGGAACAGTAACAACTACGCCTTTGTTTTCGTCGCCTCCCTTAACGCCAGGGAAAGCAAGACGAATCATTTGGCGTTCGCGCCATGGGAAAGTGTTAGTGTCGTCGCCATCAGGTAGGAAACGAATTGTAGTAGTGCTGTTTTCGGGGATATTCCAGAACGGAAAGATTGCGTTGTCGCCGCCGCCACCAGTTTTATTACCTGCTTGACGGTTCTCTTGCTCGAGCAGACGAGCGCGAATTTCTGCTAGTGATGTAGCCATAGTTTTTCTCCAATTAAAAATGCCAGGGGTTAACCTATTAGTTGCCTGGATCATGGGATACTCTCATCCCATGAACAAAGTATAACAAACTTGTGTTTGCTATGTCAATATTTATCTTGCCAATCAGTTTTTTATCTTAGAACTTCGCGAACAGAATACTTGTTGAATACCGATTCCAAAACTTTGGTTGGTTCCAAACTAAGCATAGTTTGCTTTAGTTCATTTACGTGTGCTTTGCCAATAATGCTTCTGGTTAGATTCTCTACTATGTTTGGATCTAATAAGCCTTGTTTAACATACTCAGCAACTTGGGTAACACCAGCTTTTAGTTGTTCATCTTCTAAAACTGGCAATACCATGTTGATAAGTTCTGTAGTGCTTACGGTTGGACTTTCATAAACCATTACATCTAACAATTCTGTTTCCGGTAATGCTGTTACCGCAATACTTTCTGCCACTTCAACTTGCTGTTGTAGTTGATCGAAACTTTCTTGTGCTGCCATACGCTGACTAAATGCTTTCATATAGCCGCCTAGTTTAGGTAACATATCGCCGATGCTTTCGTCGAAAACGTTTTTAGTTAGACGTTCTTTTAAGTTTTCAACGTCGCTGGTATCTTCTTCATATACATCTTTGCGTAGTGCGTCTGGACTATAACGATTCAGCACTGCTTTGATTTCATCTAAACGACCTTTAACAACGGCGTTAATATCACCGGCTTGTTCTTGGAGGCCATTTGTTTTGATATAACTTGCAACTTTAAGTAGACGCTCACGTTCTTCACTTAGGCTAACAATTTTGCTACCTAGTTCGTCAAAGGGATTGCCACCTTCAGCAACGTGGTGAGTCATTGTGCGGGCGGCCAACAAATGCTTGTATGGATACTTGAAACGTTCGCCTTGGCTGTTTTCAATAAACAATGCTTTGATATGACGACTTCTGCTGCCACGAACTTCTTCGTTAACAGGGTTATTGTGTCTGATGATTAATCTAGCACCCTCTGTTTGTTGGTAGCTAGTCTTAACACTACCCATTGCGGCACTTAAAGATTCTGCCATAACTTTTGGTTCGATATCCTTATTACTGTAAGGCATGACGTCCACTCCTAAAATATATTTTTTTGCTATCCCGTTTTCTGGGTTTTTCAAAGCTGTTACAAACTTGTCGACTAATGATCGGTCTGAACTAGGTCCAAATTTCACTTGGATAGCTTTGTCGTCTTCGTTAACAATAACCATGATTTTATTATTAACGCTGTAAAATCTTCTGGCTTCTTCTACGTCTAGTACACGTTTACCTGAATCATCGTAGGCGATGATTTCATTGCCAGCGCCTGCTAGCTGGTTAAACACTTCACTTGATACTTTATTATAATCTATAGCCATACTACTATTTACCAATTCTGCCTTATAATATGCCTATAGGCATTGGGGCTACAAAGTCCGTACTGCTACGTTCTACTAAGTAATTCCACGTTGCTTCGTCGTAACGCATCAAATGCTCTACAATTCTAACGCACAATAGCATAGCCATAACTAAGTCGTCAGTTTCACCTTCTTTAGCGGCAAAACTTGGGCCTTTAGCAACGAATGTTTTTATTTCGCTGATTAGGTTTTTACTATGCATACGCAACTTGCTAGATTCTATGTAATACTTGAGCTTTGTACATGCGGCTAATTTACTCTTGTTTGACGTATTAAATCCCTTGCGTTTAGCGCCTGGCTCTGTTAGGAAGAATCCAGGAATACGTTCTTCTCCGTATTCTGATATAGCTACTAGTGCGCCCTCGCCTAATGTATTGTTTTCTAC